GAAGAACAAATGACAATGAACTTTGGTGATGTACCAGACAATACTATAGGTCAAGATCCTGTATCAGGCAATGACATACCACTAGGTTCTACAGCAGAGAATGTACGAGATGACATACCAACTATGCTTAGTGAGGGTGAGATAGTTGTACCTGCTGATGTAGTAAATTTTCATGGTGTAAAACTATTTGAAGATTTACGTACCGAAGCCAAACTAGGATACGCTCAGATGGCTAACGATGGACGTATAGGTGGTGAACCTATGGATGATACTCCTGACATGGATATGGATATTTCACTTACATTAGAAGACTTAGAGACTTCAGACGATATGGAGCCTGTCCAAATGCGAAGGGGTGGTATGAATGTTGAGCGAGGACGTGGTAGTATTTACAGTAGCTACTCTGCTCCTAAAAAAGCTAAACCCACCAGAGACAGATCTATGTCGGCTGTTGTAAAAAGAGCGCAAGCAAATAAAGGCAAACCTAAAAATAGATTTGAAGCTATTAGAGAAAGACTAAAAGAAGTATTTAGGGATGATGATCGTAGACCTACACTAACAAAGAAACCACCTAAGTCAGATCCAATTAGACCTTCTATTGCACAACAGATAAACTTCGGTGGAGACTACAAAGACAAAGAACCACCAAAGCCTGAACCTAAGAAAAGAAGATCATCAGTAAGAGGTGCAGGAGATGTTACTCAAGCGTACAGAGGAGAGGATGAACCTCTAAATGTTCGTTACTATGATCAACCATTTTACAAAAGACTTATGGAAGGTTTAGGCGTAGAGTTTAAGGAAGAACCTCTTGGATTTGATGATGGAGGACTTATAGGTGGTGAAGATCAATTTAACCAACCCTTTTATGCAGAAGGCCAAAAGGGTGGCTTTGATATGGAAAACGCTTACGCTGATTACGGTGAGGGTACAGGTGAGGGTCCACTATTAGAAATGCGTGAGTATATGAACGATGCTGGTCACAGAATATTTATCACGTTTATAGATGGCGTACCACAAATGGAAATACCTGCAGGTTACTACCCTGTAGAAGAAGGAAGTACAGTTGTAGCTACTACTCCTGCAATAGGTGGCAGCGGTGGTTCTGACATGGGAGATCCTGGAAGCGGTATCGACATGCCAACGCCAACTCCTGTTAACTATAAAGAGTTATCTATGGAAGAACTAACTCAAATGGTAGAAGACCAGAAAAAAATGACAGGTAATGCAATAGCTGCTGGTATAGGTGTGTTAAATCCTATAGTCGGGGCTGCAGCAAAACTTGCTATGTGGAATGAGACTAGACAACTGAAGAATGAAATACAACGTAGAAGAGATGATCCTGCTACAAGCGAAGTAGATAAGAGGCGTTATGATCGGCTACTTGAAATAGCAAATGCTGAAGAGCCGGGTTTGATAGCAACTCTACTTGGTAAGATAACAGGCAATGATCCAACTGCAACTGAAGCAGGTGGGCTAGATTATGATCAGCTAGATAAAATGACAAAGGCATATACACCAGAGGATCAACAAGCTGATATAAAAAATAACAGAGGATTTACACCCGGAGTTGACGATGCAATAACTCCTGCAAGCCCTGCAGCAACTGCTCAGACAATAAAAACTCCCGGAGTAGATACTGACAGACGCTTTACTCCTGATAATATAGCAGAACCTGCAGCAAAGGCATCAACTGTAGTTCCTAAAACTGCCACAGAACAGTTACAGGATTTAGCCGATGAGTTAACTACTCCACAGGTAAGAGGTAATACTAGACTTGAAAGGGATGCCCAACGCAGAAGAGATAGACAAGAAGCCAATAAAAATATAACAGGATCTACTGCTAGAAAAACAGGCGTAGCAAAAAGTGCAACAAGAGGACTAGGCACTACAGATAAAAAAGGTGGAGCAGAACTAGATTCTAGGTTTGGTATAACAGGACTTCACAAAGGTGCATTAGTAGATAAACCAAAAGTTAAAAAAGTAGTAAAAGGTTTAAAGAAAGCATCTAAGACACACGCTAAACAAGCAGATCAATTAGAAAAAGCAATGAAGAAAAAATCCAAATAACTATAAGGCCACTCGGCTACGGCTGACCCCAACATAAGGAGAAAACAAATGGCTACAAGTGAAACAGCGAAACCAAATCCTATGGTAAAACCTAAAATCCCAAGAGTAATGATGGGTCAAGGTGGATACTTAACTAACGAAGAGCGTATTAAAAAAGATGAAGAAGAGCTTCTGGCTATGAAGAAAGAAGCATTAGGTATAACAGATGAAGAAAGTACTGAAGATAAACCCAGTAGCGAAAAGCCTGAAGCTGAACCAGTACAGGCAGAGAGTGATACCAAACAAGAAGAAAAACCAGAAGCCAAAGCACAAGAAGAAGATGATGATTTAGGTGCTGAAGAAAAGAACTTCAAGAAACGTTATGGTGATTTGCGTAGACATTCACAAAAGAAAGAAGAAGAGTTTAACGCAAAAATAGCAGCACTTGAAGCAAAGCTAGATAAAGCTTCAAAGCAAGAACTTGTACTACCTAAGACAGATGCAGAACTAGAAGCATGGGCTAAAGAGTATCCTGATGTTGCAGGTATAATCGAAAGTATTGCTGATAAAAAAGCCAAGGCGTCTGCTACTGCTTTAGAAGAACGCATGGCTGAGTTTGAAGAACTTAAAATAGATGCACAAAGAGAAAAAGCAGAAGCAGAACTTGTTAAGATGCATCCTGACTTTATAGAGATACGACAGGATGATACATTTCATAACTGGGCAAAAGATCAACCTAAATGGGTACAAGATGCTTTATATGAAAATGTTGACGATGCAAAATCTGTAGCACGTGTAATAGACTTGTATAAAATAGACAAAGGTATTACAAATAAGAAGAAAGCTAAACCTGAAGAAAAAGCAGCAGCATCTTCTGTCAAAACAAAAAGTGCAGCAGCACCAGAGCCAGATGAAGCAGCAGGACACATTCGTGAATCAGAAGTAGCTGCAATGTCAATTAAAGAATACGAAAAGCGACAAGAAGAAATATTAGACGCTCAACGTAATGGAAGATTTATTTACGATATATCAAGAAAATAGTTGACATTCTTAATATCGTAGATACAACTATAGCATATACACACCATTAGTGTGTATGCTTTCATCAAGCACTAGCCACACAAAAGACTTACCTCTAAGTATAGGCCCAGCGCAGAGAGACAGCGCAGTCTCAAAGCATAGCTGACTACCCTAAAACAAAGAGCCTCTTCATGGTGGATATGTAGTGTTACTTCAACGCCATATCTATAAAGGAGATTTTAATTATGGCTATAGCATCCGCAAGTGGAGGCTTTAACGGCAATTTTAGTCCGATAATGTTCTCCAAACAGGCGCAGATCGCATTGCGAAAATCGTCTGTAGTAAGCGCAATCACCAACAACTCATACTTTGGTGAAATTGCAAATCAGGGTGACGTTGTACGCATCCAAAAAGAACCAGACGTAACTGTCAACGCATTACAGCGTCACACAGGTATTTCTGTAGAGAAGTTAGACGATCAGGATTTCTCACTCACCATTGACAAAGCTAACTACTTTGCTTTTAAAATGGATGACATCGAAGAGCAGTTCTCTCATGTTGACTTCGTAAGTCTAGCAGCAGACAGAGCAGCCTACAAAATGGCAGACGCTATTGACGTAGATGTTCTTTCTTACATGTCAGGCTATAGCACAGCTGGAGCATTGATTACTTCAACTTCAGGTGACGCACAGCACCCAACATCAGGTGAAATCAACGGTGAATTTTTAAAGACTAACCAGTTGGACGCTACTGATATGGGCGCATTAGGATCAGCAGACGCTGCATCAACAGCATACGCTACTGGGGATTCTATCCCAATGGCAACACGCTTACCTGGTGCAACCTCTCTATCATCAGCTACTGTATCTCCATTAACAGTCATAGCACGTATGGCACGTCAAATGGATACAGCAGATGTTGACTCAAGAGGGCGTTGGTTGGTTGTAGATCCAGTATTCATGGAAATGCTAAAAGATGAAGACTCACGTCTTCTCAATGCAGACTTTGGTGGATCAGGTCTACAAAATGGATTGGTTGCAGGAAACATTCACGGTTTTCAAGTGTACGTTTCAAACAACCTACCTGCCAAAGGTAATGGTCCAACACATGCTGGCGCACTAGCCCAAGATGCACACTACGGTGTAATCTTAGGTGGACAGCAAGAGTCTGTAGCGACTGCAGAGCAAATGAACAAAGTTGAGAACTATAGAGATCCCGACTCATTTGCAGACATTGTACGTGGTATGCACCTATATGGACGTAAGATTCTACGCCCACAAGGATTGGTGTCAGCTATTTACAACGTTGCTTAATCAAGATAAACTTAGAGGCTGGCTTAATGCTGGCCTCTTAGTGCATTTACATTGCCCTTAACAAAAGGAACATTCTCATGGGTACTATTACTACAGCAATGTGCAACAGCTTCAAGCAAGAGCTACTTGGGGGTGTTCACGATTTAGACACACACACGCTAAAATTAGCGTTAATTAAACCTTCTCCAACAAGTTCGTTTGGTGCAGCTACAACTAACTATTCTAATCTTACAGCTAACTCAGATGAAGCTTCAGGAACAAACTATTCTGCAGGGGGGCAAAACTTAGATTCCGCTACAATATCTTTATCGGGAACTACGGCATTTGTAGACTTTGCAGATGAAGTGTTCTCGAACCTGACAATCACGGCTGCTGGAGCTTTGATATATAACAGTTCGGCAAGTAACAAAGCTATAGCTGTATTTTCGTTTGGCTCAAACGTAGCATCAACAGCAGGTGATTTTACTGTTATCTTTCCAGCAGCAGATGCATCCAACGCAGTTCTACGTATAACGTAAGGATACTAAAATGGCACTAGTAAATCCAAATAGAGTAAAAGAAACGACTGAAACTACTGGAACAGGAACCTACACTCTAGAAGGAGCCACAGGAAACTTCCAAGGGTTTACAGCAGTAGGAG